CACTTGCATTGGCGCAATACGGAGGCGGCACGCTCGTTGCACTGTCGGCGTCAACCTTCACATTTTTTCTAGCAAGTGGCGAAGCAATCCCTTCGACGGTTGATTATCTAGTCGTCGCTGGTGGCGGCGGCGGCGGTACTGGTCTTGGTGGACAATACAACGGCGGTGGTGGTGGTGCTGGTGGTCTGCGTAGCACAGTCACAGCTACTGGCGGTGGCGGTTCACTCGAAACCGCTTTTAGCGTTACGAGCGGTGTCACTTACACAATCACGGTTGGCGGTGGTGGTGCTAGTTCGACAAGCGGAACAGATAGTTCTATTGCTGGTACAGGTCTAACAACGATTACATCGACTGGCGGTGGTCGAGGTGCTACGTCGGTTGCAGCCGCCACAGGTGGTTCAGGTGGCGGTGGCGCTTCGACTGGTGGTACCGGCGCTGGCACAGGCGCGGCAGGCACAACCAATCAAGGTTTCGCTGGTTCTAATGGTGGCGGCTCGTCTGCGTTTGTGGCTGGAGGTGGCGGTGGTGCTGCTGAAATCGGTGGTACAGACGGCGCAGGTGAGGGCGGCGACGGTGTAGCAGTCGCAATAACCGGTACTTCGACTACCTATGCTGGCGGCGGTGGTGGTGGCGCAACGACTGGTGCAGGCGGCGGCGGCGCTGGCGGTGGCGGTGCTGGATCATCGTCGGGAGCCGGATCGTCAGGAACAATAAATCTAGGAGGCGGTGGCGGCGGTGGCGCGGCAAGCGCTAGCGGCGCTGGTGGTGCTGGCGGTAAAGGTGTTGTTGTCATTCGCCAACTAAAAAGTGCAAAGTTTCCAACAACGTGCACAGCCCAAAGCGTGACTGTAACCGCAACCGAATACGTGTTCGTATTCAATGACTCTGGCACTATCGGGTGGTCATAATGGCATACTTCGCTCAACTAGACGACAACAACACGGTGCTGAGAGTTATTAGCGTGAGCAACGATGTGTGCGGCGAACCGACACTCTCATTCCCTGACACTTGTGCGGCTGGTCGTGCGTTCATCGCCAACACACTGAAATTTGAAGGCGTGTGGAAGCAGACTTCGTACAACGGCAACTTCCGTTCTAAATACGCTGGTATCGGTGATACCTATGATGCGGTGAACGATGTGTTCGTTTCACCGCAGAACGGAGCAGAAGAATGAAACTCTCGAACCAACACAAGGCAGCCCTCGCGTCATACGTCCGCAGCGTGGTTGGCGCAGTTGCGGCAGTCGTCGCCACCGGCAACTACGCACCCGAAGACCTAGCGAAAGCCGCGGTCGCCGCACTTCTCCCGCCGCTCCTCCGCTGGGCGAACCCAAAGGACTCGTCGTTCGGTCGCGGCAGTGAAGCCGCGTAAATACACCGGCACCAGCGACGGCCCAGCCAAAGCCAAACGGCCAGGCACCGAACAGTTCGTCCGCGAAGTCTGCGCTCTGTCGGGCGGCGCACTTTGGAACAACGGCACCTGGGTCGTGCGCAACATGCAAGGCAAAACCAGTCTCTCCGTCCACGCAACAGGTAGAGCAATGGATTTGTCGTGGCGCGGCAAATCCAACGGCAGAAAACACGCCGAACGCATCATGGACACCCTCGTCGCCAACAACCAACTACTCGGCGTCGAAATGATCCTCGACTACTGGGAAGGTTTCGGCAGGGGCTGGCGTTGCGACCGCCAACAATGGCAGGTCTACGACAAACCGACAATCACCGGCGCACCAGGCGGCGACTGGATACACGTAGAAATCTCACCGAGAATGGCGGACACACCACACAGGGTGACCGCCGCGTTTGCTAAGGTGAACATGATTTGACATGGACATGGCCGTCGCAAGCATCATCGTCGCCGTAATAACGGCAGTCGGCGGCATCATCGTCGCAGCCATCAGCAAGTTCCGCAAGGAAAACCACGACGACCACGCCTACGTCCGCGGCCTGCTGACAATGCTCTACAAATCCCAAAACCGTATCGAAACGAAGGTGGACAAGGTTGACGAACGCCTCACCAGTCACCTAGAGTTCCACGCCTCGGAGGGGATGCTTGACAATGGGCGAACAATACAGCAAAATGGAACTGAAGCAACTGGCGAAGTTTCTTCGTAAGGTATACCCCGGAGTGTCCGACCAAGACCAACTGTGGGCGCTGATAGAAAAAACAGAACAACTAATCAAGGGGAAGCATGGAACAGAAAACCGCAGGCGCTGAAATTGTTCGAGAGGCGCATGATCTAATTGTCGGCTCGCGACAAGCAGAATACAACCATCCATACCACGACTATTCAAGAACGGCCGATATTTTCAGGGCGATCACCGGCGTTTCTCTTTCGCCGGAACAAGCAATTTTGTTCATGGTCGCAGTCAAACTTTCGCGCATTGCCAACGAATTAGATATCGGCCTGGAAGTACCGGACAACACGCGCGATGCCATTGGTTATCTTGGTTGCCTGAACATGGTAAGGACGGTGCGTCGTGGGATTTCTTGATGAAGCAAAGACGCTTTCGTTGTCGTCCGGCAAGCACGACGAGATACGCGCCAAACTGGAACCAAGGGATTACAAGGAATTTGTTGCCGCGCTTGGTGATCCGGACATCTCCAACGTAGGGATTGCAAAGGCGCTGAAGAAACGCGGCATCGAGTGCGCGCCCAATACGATTGCAAGAATTAGGGAAAGGACACAGAGCGATGTCAATGAGTGAGGACGCCAGGTACGAAGACGAGATATCGCTTCTCAAGGCCGCCTTGCAGCGGGCGCAACGCGCGGAAGCAAGAGCCAAACGCAAGAACGACGACCTGGTTGATGCGGTGTACAAGGCAGCACATCAGGCAATGCTCGTTCAGCCGCGCATAAACGTCAAGCCATACAAGCCAAAGAAGAAAGGGCGCGCAGAAGTTGCATTGGTGCATCTTACGGATTGGCAGGCGGGCAAGGTGTCGGTGTCGTACAACATTGAAGTGCTTCGCAAACGCATGGCACAAATGGTCGACAAGGTCATGGCGCTCACCGACATTCAACGAGCCCATCATCCGGTCAACGACTGCGTGTTGGTTCTGGGTGGCGACATGGTGGAGGGACTGACTGTGTTTCCCGGGCAACAATACGAGATCGAGGCACACCTGTTCGAGCAGTTGTTCTCTGTCGCCAGCATCATCGAGCAATGTGTGCATGCGCTGGCTGGTCATTTCCGCAAGGTGCACGTGGTGTGCGAGTACGGGAACCACGGGCGCATTGGTCGCAAGGGGGACATGCCATCCGCGGACAACGTTGATCGCATGGCATACAAGATTGCATCTGAACGGTGTGCGCATCTCAAGCACGTAACGTGGCAACAATCCGCCGACTGGTACCAGATTGCCACCATTGGCAACTACAAACTCCTGGTCGTTCATGGCGACGAGATTCCTTCGTTCGGTGGACAGACTCCGTCGTACTCGATATTGCGCAAGTGCAATGCTTGGGCTACGTTCATGGAGTTTGATGATGCGGTTCTTGGTCATTTCCACACGCCCATAAATTTGACCATGGCAAATGGTGGGCGCATTTGGGTCACCGGGAGTCCGGAATCGGACAATCAATACGCCAAATCGTTTGTTGCTGCGGTGGGCAAACCATCGCAGCGTCTAATGTTTGTCGACCCAGAGAAGGGTAGGGTGACCTGTGAATATGTCTGCTGGCTCGATTAGTCCGTGCCCGTGGTCCCTGGTTGCAATTCATTGGACCGACGCGTTTGACTCAGAGAACGGTTGGATATGCATACGGGAATACAAACCCAAGTCATGCGAGGTGGTTTCGGTGGGCTTCCTCTATCCAGATGCCCTGGATGGTTACATCTCGATCACCGGTTCCTACATGCCGGACGAGTTGCCGGAAATGGAAACGGTCGGTATGATTACGCACATACCATGCGCGATGGTCAAAAAAATCGTCGTGCTTGAACAACCCAACTGGAGTCAACCCAGCTAAAACCCAAAGGAGAAACATGAACAACCGAACAATCAAGAAGCCCGCGCACGGGAGCGAACAGTGGCTTGCAACAAGATGGAAGGACGAGAACAATCTCGCCAGGATTTCTGCATCCGTAGCAGCGGCGGTGCATGGTTGTCACCCGTACACAACCGGGGCCGATTTGGCAGTCGAGTTATTGTCGGACACCCCACCGACACCACAGCCAGAGAACAGGGCGATGATGCGGGGCAACACACTTGAGACACCGATAAGGGATTGGGCTGCAAAGTTGTTGGGTCGCGGACTCAGCACCCCGGTAGTCATGCACGTGTACGAAGAGGACGGCGTACGTCTCATTGCCACGCTCGATGCGATTGATGACGACGGCGGGGTCTTTGAGATCAAGACGACGCGCAAACGATGGAACAACAAACTGCCGGACCATTGGTATTGGCAGGGCGTACAACAGGCAATCTGTGCCAACGTCGACAAAATCACCTGGGTCGTGTTCGACAGCGACCTCGACCTGCAGTTTCACGAACAAAGGGTGACCAGTGATGAGAAACGCCTGCACATAGAAAAGTGCCGCAACTTTCTTGCAGCCATCGACATGGGCATGGTTCCGGATGATGCGTCGATGAACTATGAAAACGTATCCGACCTGTTTCCCAGGGGGCAAGGCACGAGCATTGAATTGAATGATGAATGTGCAGAACTGCTCCGGAACTACAACAAGATGCAGGCAACCATAGCATCCCTTGAAGAGACATGCAAAGACATCAAGACGCGATTGTGCCAACAGCTTGGTGATTCTGAGTACGGTCACGTTGACGGTCAGCTTGCGTGCACGTGGAAGACTGCGACCCGCACCTCATTCGATACCAAGAAGTTTGAGTTGGAACATCCGGCGCTTGCCGCTAGATTCAGGAAACAAACCACGTATCGAACGTTCCGTTCGGTCGAAGCAAAAGGAGAATGACATGAGGTTCAACCTCGACAACTACGAGACGGTGGAGGCGCGCCTCGCCAAGTTCTGGGAAATGTACCCGAACGGACAGGTGTTCACCGCCATCCATCACTACGACGCGGACAAGGTCGTGTTCCGTGCCGAGATATACAAGGACATCTCCGACCCGCGCCCCGTTGCCACGGGATACGCCGAGGAGATTCGCGACGCATCCCCGGTAAACCGAACATCGCACGTGGAAAATGCGGAGACCTCGGCAATCGGCAGGGCTCTCGCCAACTACATCTTTCAATCGAAGACCGCGCCCCGTCCGAGCCGGGAAGAGATGGCAAAGGTGGCACGACGGGAAGAACCAAAGTCGGATGCCGATCTTCTTACGAGGTTCCGCGAGGCGTGCGCCAAGGCCGGGCTTGACCCGCAGGACGTTGCCAAATCTGCAGGCGTTGACCTGTATGAACTGACCAACGAGTCCATGCCCAAGTTGCGTGACGCGTTCAAGGCAATGCAACAGCCCAAGCCAGAGCCAGCCCCGGTTGGGGACAACCTCCTTGACAAAGTCAAAGAGGCTTTTCCTTCGGCCGAAGTCACCGATCAACCACAGGTCAAGGACCCAGATGCACCGGCAACGAACGCACAGATAGGCAAGCTGCGTGCGATGCTGTTGGCAAACGGTATTGGTGAGCGACCCAAACAGGTGGAGGCGGTAGCCGAGATAATCAATGCGCCACTTGCCAAACTTGACATGCTGACCAAGGGTCAAGCCAATGCCGCAATCAAGGCCCTTGATGCAAGGGCAAATCGTGGATGAGCGCAAAGGTGAATGTCGGGGCAACAGGGACAAATGTTCCCTGGACAACTGCCCATTGTTTGGCACTCTGGGAAGACCGGACCGACGTGGCATACGCCGAGTCAGAGGGTGTGCCGATCCTGCCGCTCGCGGTCGAAGAAATAGGAACAAAGGAGATGCGAAAGCGCGTCGTGCCCGTAAAAAGCTGGGGTTGGGCGGTCACCTTACCCGCCACGAGGAGAACTGGGGTGGTGCTTTTCGTACCGAGATCAAGGCCGGCGCTCAGATCGGTCCGATTGCTACCCGTTTCCACGCCGCTAAAGCCCAGTCTGATGCGGCGAAAGCGCTGGGCGACATTCGCCCGTTCGTGATGGTCGCGATGCCGGATGGCACCACAGAGGGCATCGTGCTCATGACGTTGTCAGAATTTAGTGAACTTGTTAGTCTGGTAATCAACCCTTAGGACGGAACCAATGGACCTTGTTGTTCGGATGTTTGCATTCATATCGGCCGTGTTCTTCGTGGTCGGTATTGGATCCAGGGACGATGTAGAAAGCGTCCCTGTGTCCACCACCAGCACGAGCACGGTTTTGGTAGGGGGGTCGTCTCCTTCCCTCGCCTACCAACCGGCCCCCACCACAACCACTACATATGCCATTCCGTCCACGGCTCGGTGTGGTCAGTGGTGGGGGCTGGCGATTGAAATTGGATGGACCGAAGAAGCAATGGAAACCCTTGACTACATAATGTGGCGGGAATCCCGCTGCGACCCCACCCAACACAACACCGAGCTGAATGCCGATGGTTCCACCGATGTCGGCCTGACCCAAATCAACGACCGCTCGTGGTGTTTGCCGACCCGCTGGTATCCGAAGGGATACTTGCAAACAGTCGGTTTGTTATCTAGCATTGGGTGCGAACAGTTGTTCGCTCCCGAAACAAACCTCAAGGCGGCAAAGGAAATCTATGACTACACCAGAAAGCACGGAGGCACCGGCTTCGAAGCGTGGGGGTTATAGCTACATGGAACTGATGAGCGAATGGCAACTCAACAACAGGGACTTTTCTTGGATGGATTACGCGGCCTGCATCGGAGCCGACCAAAGTATCTTCTTTGCCGACACCGGTGGCTGGCACGCAAGACACGAGAAGGCGCGCGAGTATTGTGGGAAGTGCATCGTGTACAAGAATTGCATGAAGTTTGCCATCGACAACCAGATTGAGTACGGTATTTGGGGCGGTCTATCACCGTCGCAGCGCAAAGCAAATGGAGGCAAGCATGTCGGAGAATGAAATGATCACGTACCAGGCGTGGTTGAACGAACTTCAAATAACCGTAGACTCCCTCAGGGAACAACGGGATGAAGACCGCAAGCGGATTGCGGAACTAGAAAAACAAGTCGCCATGTACCGCAGCATGGTCGAACGACTCAAGGTTCTGATGAGCCGGGGAGATGATTACAGATGACAGCAACGTGGTACAAACTCAAGGACGGCAAGTGGGGCGTGAAGATTCGTCATTCCGGTACGCCAGGCGAGGCGGTCGAAGTAACAAACAAGAAGGGCGAAACCAAAACCGTATGGCTCGACAACCGTGCGGCGAAGTTCGACGACGCACAACTCTGGTCGGTTACCTCACAGGAACCAGAGCCCGCACCTGCAGAAGTCGAACCCTTCTAGCACCGGTTGCCAGCATTGCGGCACCGTCGATAGGGCGCTCAAAATATGGACGCGGGAACAAACGGCCGGCTGCCAGTGCCCCTGTCATTTGTATCGCGCCGGCAAGCTGACCGCATCTGACAAGACATGGAAAAAGAAGAAACAAAAATAGTGTGCAACCACTGCGAACAAGTCGTCGTGCACGACAAACGCAACGTCGCCGGATGCAACTGCGATCCGGACGCACCGACGTGGGTGTACATTCAACCAGACGGCAGAATCCGCGGGTTCTCGCAGTCGAGCTGGAGATACTATGATGCTACGTAATAGGTTCAAGTGCCCGAGGTGCGACAATGCGATTACCCTTCATGTCAAAACGACGGAAGCGCCGCGATGCACAAGACACGCACCAAGGTCTATACCAATGGTCAGAACAACAGGAGACAAACATGACAGACTACCCGCCATCGTTCACGGTTAGCGATCTTCAAACGGCCGAAGAGGTTCTCACGGAACTTCTTTGCCTGGCTATCACGGTTCGCCCGGAGCTGCGGCTACCGATAACGGCCCTAGCCGAGAGCGTTGCCGACATTCTTTCACCGGAGGCAATTGAACGCTCAAAGGATTATGCGCGATACCGGACGGTGGAAAAACCCGAGGCATAACACCACGGCTACCGATACCATTCATTACGCCATACACAAAGACCCACAGGCTTCAAGTGTCTGTGGGTCTTTGTCTTTATCCGTATTTCTTAGCAAGCCCCCCCCTTCGGGGGGGGCTTGACGGTTCGGTCAGACTTGCCCCGACGAGCCGACCAAATCTAGAGTTGGCAGTCACAACCAAGGAGATAACAGCAATGCCCAAGAAACGCAAGTCCAAGAACATACCGATTACCATCGAGAAGGAAGCAGTCAGCCACAAGTTTCGTTCTGCTCTTGCTTCCAGCAAGCGTGGTCAAGTCGGAAGACCAGCAACCAAGTACAACCAAGTCATTGCCCTTGTTGGCACTGAGTTGCCGTACTTCATTGATGCCTGTTGTGACCCAAGGGTTACAACCCGTCAGTTGATGGAGACAGTCACAAACCTGGGAGTTCCAGTCTCCTATGTCACCATGACTCACATCAGGAAGCAAATCGAACAGGACAATCGTTGGTACTACGAGATGATTGACCAGATTGATGACCCAAAGGATTCGGTAAGGGTCATCTAGTTTCCCCCATTCTCGCTGTGTGTTCTTCTCCACAGCGAGACAGGCAGTTGTGCGCCTGACTGTTACCCGTCTGCTGGCAGACCAGCGGAAAGAGCACATCTAGTCTGCCACCATAACCACAACCCACAGGGAGAACAACCGTGAACGAAGACGAAAAGTTATTGGCTGAGACAGCCGAAATCATCAACAACGCTGCGACCAACTTCAAAGGCGATTACACCGAATACAGACGGCAAGTCGCCATTGATTTGGAAGAAACGCTTTGGCAGGAGTATGGCGTTTGTGAAACCTATGTGCTCTGGCGATTGGGCTTGGCACACAAGGGCGACAAAGACTCTATGACCAAGTTCAAAGACGAACTAAACACCAAGGCTGGTGAACAGATTCAAGAAATCAAGGTCAATCACCAGTTTGACCAAGATGTCAACAGCATTGTTCGTATGGATATGGCCTACTTTGCCAGAGAAGGTTTGCCAGACACCATCAAGGGTCTGCTCAACAACACAGCCCTTATGACAAGACTTCATCGCGGAGATGACTTCGTCGGTTTGGTAGCCAGAACTGGTGCTTGGGCATCCCAACAGGATGATGTCAAACCAAGCGAATCCAAGGACAGGCAGTCAATCACCGTGACTACCATTGCCATCAACGGACTAATGACAATCATTGCCCGTGATGACAAGACCGGTAAGCGTATGGATACGACGCTGAGTCTTTCGTACTTCGTGCCAAGTACCAAGAAACACGGCAACAAGGTCAAGTCCTGCTTCATCCAACTCACAGAAGAACACGGAGAAATGCCAGCAGCAGTCTATGCTGCTTGTTCTTTCCCGTTACTTGCCAAGATTATAGACCCGCAGATGTTCGCTGCGTGTCTCAAAGACCTTGACCAAACGGTCAAAGGGTCTGACGGCGAAGAGTCGTCAGACGAACCCACAGGAGATAACAACCAATGACAACCAAACCACAACCACTCACGGACTGGCAGAAAGCAGAGTTCGCCATACAGCACTCCAACAGGGTGTTGTTATACGGACTACCCGGTACTGGCAAGACATACTTCGGGCTGAATGCCAGCCTGAAGGGTCGCAACTCGTACCGTCTCATCTGTACCGAAGAGATGACAGACGCAGACCTTATCGGCTGCTACAAGCAGAACAAGCAGGGCACTTGGTCATTCGCTGAAGGCGTTGGCATCAAGGCTTGGCGTGAAGGCGCAAGGCTTGTCGTTGACGAAATCAACCGTATGAACGGTGATGTCGAGAGCCGTATGATGGCTTTGATCGACAGCGTCAAGTCAAGCAGTTGGCAGCATCCAGATACCGGTGAAGTGGTCAAACCACACAAGGACTTCTCTGTCGTTGCGACAATGAACGGCTTACCAGAAGACCTAGCACCTGCCATTCTTGACCGTCTTACCGTCAGGTGTCAGGTCAATGACCCACACCCAGACGCTTTGGCATCATTGCCTGAGTACCTGCGTGGTATCGCACAGACTATGACCAGTCCGAATGCTCGCAACCGTTATTCGTTGCGCTCATTCGTTGAGTTCAACGCAATGTACCAAGCAAGCAACAACCTAGAGCATTGTGCTCAGGTGTTGTTTCCGGAAGACCATACTTCAGTGACCACGGTACTGAAGGTTGGCGCCCAGAAAGCGAGTGATTCAAAGTGAGACGCCACGACTTTATGGGTTCAGCATTGCCCAAGCGTGCCAGACAAAAGAACGCCAAGTTCAAGGATACTGGTGGTTTCGTCAGTGACATTTCTTCAACCAATGTCACCGTCACCACCAGTGAATCCGGCAGTTCATACTCAGTGCCGTCATTCGACGGTGTTGAGTTTGACAGAATGAGACGCTACGGTCTGGTGCTTACACGCTGGTCGCTTCACGACCCAAGCAAATACGCCAAGAGTTGGAAGGTCACACCACAGACGGTTGTTTCGGCAAGCAGGGTTGTGAGTAATCGCCTGTTCACCAACACCTTTGACGGTGAAGACCCAACCAAGGACACAATCAACATCAAGCCTTATGTCAATGCTTTCAAGTCTCTGGCAATCAGCAAGGACTTGACCACTGCGACACTATCGTTGGTTGGCACCAAAGCGTTCAAGCAGATACTCGACGAAATCAGGGGGCAATCAAACCTTGAAGAAGTGGTTGAGACTCTTGAAGCAGCAGAGAAAGCGCTTGACCAAATGGTGCTGAACGGTTTGTCCAAACTTGATGGTCTACACTCCAAACAACAGTACAAACAACGCTGGGCAATAGACGCCTATCGGAACATTGTCCACTACTTAGACCATTACTCTGATGTCACCCAAAGACGGGCAAACGAAGCCATTTCTCGCAAGAGAAAGGGCAAGGGTTCGGGAGTCAAACCAACAAACGGCAAGCACGGTGAACGAACCAAGAAGAGAAGCAATGTCATAGTGCGCAGGGCGCCAGAACTTGCCCTAGACGATTGGTGTACGCCGTATGTTGCCAAGTACCCGTTGGAACTACCCCATACCGGCAAGGCTGGTAGGCGTTTGATTCCAACCAACGAAGGCAAGTATCCCAAGGCGTTCTATCGATTGGTCACAGACCCATACCGTCGTATCTTCCAGCGCAAGACAAGGGCGCTTGGTGGTGTGGTGGTCATTGACTGCTCGGGCTCAATGGGTTTATCCGACGAAGACATTGACCAAATGCTCAAGGTGTCTGCTGGTTGTACGGTCATCTGTTATTCGTCACACCTTGACGAAGGTGAGTGGGATAAGAACCACGGCAACATACACCTAGTCGCCAAGAACGGTAGGCGTATGCGTGGTTTGCCTGACTTTCCGGGTGGTAATGGCGTAGATTTGCCAGCCTTGCGCTATGGCTACGAACACCACAGAATCAACGGTTTCTCGCCAGTCATCTGGGTTTCCGACGGTCAAGTAACGGGCAAGGGCGATATGTGCTCAGACGCCCTTTCCGACCAAACCAGCAAGTACACCAAGAAGCACAAGATTCCAAGGGTACACAATACCCAGCAGGCAATCAAACTACTAGCGAAACTCCAAAGGGGGATAAAGAAATGACAGACGAAGAGCAGGTACTCAAGTCGCTTGAAGACTTGGTCAAGGAAGCAGAGTCCAAGATGGAGACTGAGTTCACAGACATCCTGATGAAGTCAATCGTCTACTTCCGTGACCAATCAACAGAGCATCTGGTCGACAAAGACAAGAGTGGCGTACATCTGTTCGTCATTTCCCAAGTTGATGACGACCAGATACCCACTGATGTCGTGATGGCAGACCCATTCAGTCTGAAAGACGAACCCCACGCCAACTGTTGGTTTGGTCATTTCTTTCGCTTTGATGATGTGGAAGAAGCAACGACTATGATGCTCAACCCCAAGTCATCAGTTGTTATGCACCACGCATCAGACGGCAAGCAGATTGGCTTGTTTATGGTTCAGGACAAGAGCACCTACCTGATGTATGTGAACAACAGGCTGTTGATTCATCAGGTGGTCAGTCCTTCGGAGAGTCTCACCCATATGGCAGACATTCTCAAAGACGACCCTGATGAGTTCTACGACAAGGCCAAGGTCACCAACGACACGAAGCAACTGTCAGTGGCTATGGTGTTTCTTGCCGAAGCCGGTGAAGACTTCAAGGCAAGAATGCCAGAAGTCTACAACCTAATCATCAAGCGCCTGACCGAAGAGCAGGATGACGAAAGCGACGACTGATGTTCAAACACATAGCAACTGTATTACTACCCATCAGTGTGTTGAGCGCCTTTCGGGAAGCAGCCAAAGCGCCTTGGCATCTGTGGGATTACATAGTGAACGGTGGGTTTATCACTATTTGCGTCATCCTGTGGGTTGCTCTGCGTCGTTAGTTGTCTGGTTGGTAGGCAACATAACCGTAGAGAACCTGCGCCAAAGGGGGGTAGTGCGTCTAGGATCAGGCGCATTACCCCCTGAATCGCTACCGATACAAACATTTAGCCGCCTGACACGCAGTCTCTATCACTAACTTGTAGTAATCCTTGACCATCAAGTATCTAACTTAGGTGTTCTTAGCATTATGGTGGGGCGAACACTTGTTCGCAAATCCAAGTACCCCTTCGGGGTACTTGACGACCAAGTCAGACTTGGTTCAGCGACGGCAACCAGCCGAAGCACAAACAAGGGAGACAACAATGTCTACATTGCTAGAAGCAATAGACAAAGCCGTTGTAGAAAGTGGCAGTTTCTATGCCACTTTCCACTACGGTCGGGATACCAACGGAAACACCACTGGTGAAGTGTTCGTCAGAGTATCTGACGGACAACTCTCTGGTGCGCCAGAAGTCGGTTCTGGTGTCGTGGTCATTGAGAAGAAATCCAAAGTCCAAATCGGTACTTTGGGTGAACTCAAAGGCTCAGTTCAGTCAATGGGAGTGAACTACTCTCTCTGGACTTTCGTGAACCAGACTGCCCTACTTCGTAAGTAGGTCAGGTCAGTCACTTTGGCAATGACGGTAAGTTGGTCGTTCTCCACAAGATGACGGACAAGGGGTATGGGGCTTTCGCCCCATACCCCTTTCTTTATGTCTCCAACCTAATCAGACGGTCAAAGGCGCATAGGGCTAAAGCCCTATGCGCCTTTCTTTCTGCCTGCTTTCTAAACGCGCGCGTCAATGGGGGTCTGCCGAGCCG